ACAAGTGCAGTAACCAACTCCGTCTTCTTGAGTTCCTTTTCTGTAACATGTTTCTTTTTATGGTCTTCATCTATACCTTGCTCACATGTGGGACAGTTGTCGTTGTCATCATAAAATTTGATTTCTCTAATTGTTTTCTTTCGAGCACCTTCAAGTTGTCGTTCCAAGTCAAGCAATTCTGTGAGTTGATTTTCTTTAGAATCTTTATCCTTGATACTGGTGGTTTCCGCCACCACATCTTGCGTCTTTTCATCTATTTTCTCCATGAGGTTGTTGATATTAGATTGAGTTTCCTCAACCGTGGATTCATACTTAGAGATTTTAGAATCCCTATTCTCACGTAGTACATTAAGTTGTTCATTCAATCCATGAATCCGTTCTTCCATAATCTTGATATCATGACCAGTCTCTGTAATTTCGTTTTTGTGGGCAGACATTTTGTTTCTTAGTACCTCTTGCATTGTAGAGAAGATACTAATGTCCAATAGGTCTTCTACTAAGTTACGTCTGTCCTTGGACTTCAACTGCATGAAGGGGACAAAGTTAGCAGAACCTAAAATGGCTACCTGTGTAAATGAGCGGAAACTCATTTTCAAAATTTGTTTTTCTAGATGTTCTTGGTAATCTCTTACGTTAGCATCTTGATTGACAAGAACGTCATCAAGATACATTTCAAACCTGTTAGGTTTTGCACCACGTATTACTTTGTATTGCTTTGTACCAATTGAAAATTCAATCTCAACTAAGAGGTCTCGACCATTGATTGAGTTTATTAATAAATCTTTCTTTAGATTCCTAAATCCCCGTCCATATAATCCAAAACATAAAGCGTCAAGAAGTGTAGACTTACCACTACCATTTTCACCCAAGATAAGAGTAGTTTGGTGTGTGTCTAGTTGGATTTCAGTAAACGTGTTACCGCTTGATAGTAGGTTTTTATATCTTACTTTCTTAAAATTTATCATAAAAAGTTATGTTCTTCCAATGCCTCATGATACAATGTCTTCATGATTTTGTCTAGTTCTTTTTTCTTACCCTGTATCTCTAGACCGTCAACATACTTTGAAAGAATGGTTAGGGTGTCTTCAATGTTCTCAATCTCTTCATCATCAAAGAAATCCATATGCTTATTATCATCTACTATAGATACGTGTAAAGGATTTACACCGTATAGTTTATCTAAGTATGTGTCGAACCAATAAGGGTTTTCCTTTTCTACTACAATTATTTTGACAAACTTTCCTCTATACTGTTCGTAGTCTGCATCAGAAATAGACTCAAACGACTCATCCGTATCATTGTAGAATGCCTTCTCAAACATCGTTAAAGGATTATGTACAGGCATCATTTCTCTAGTATCAGTATCAAAGATGTGAAAGTATTTTTCATCACCAAAGTCTGACCAAGTGAATTGCATTTGAGAACCCACATAACGAATGTTCTCTATATCTGTTTTGTGGTGGAAGTGACCGCTATATACTTTCTCAAATCTTTTAAGATACGTTGGACTTAAACCATGCGAACAAACCATAGCAGGGTTCATCATTGCACCTTCAATCTCAAAGTGACCGAATGCGATTGCAGATGGTACTGTTTGGAAAAACTCAATAGCGTCTGCATAATTTTCATTATTAATCCAAGGAACCATAGCAACATCTAATCCGTCATAGTTCATGACTTTAGGTTCTTCAATTACATTGACACCCTTTTGGTCATAAAGTAATAACGCTGGTGAATTAACATCATTAGTATTCTTATAATAAGTGTCATGGTTACCTATAATCAAATCCATGGTAATTCCACGTTCTTGCATAGGTTTAATGAAGTGTTCGATGTTTCTTTGAAGGGAAGCAAAGTTGATATACTTACGCCTATCAAAGTAATCACCCATATGAATAATATGCTTGATATCGTTTTGGTCTAGATACGGGAAGAATACCTCTTTATAGAAACGTCCTTGATACTCTGACATTTCAACCATATCGTTCCTAACACCGCAGTGAGTGTCATTCAGAATAGCTATTTTCATTAACTGTTATTTTCGCTTAAGTCTTGGTCTAGGTTTGCTTTCGCTTTCCCTGTTTTCTTTTTACTCTTACGGGGGTTGTAATCCACATGATTCATATGTTCTTGCATCCATTCCACATTAGTATTAACAAATGTTGGGTCATGTGAACCATCTATTGTTGTGTAGGCATCTGTTGTGATACCCGCAGCTTCAATTGATTGTTGTTTGATAAAGACTTGTTTCTTTTCCTTTTGAATTCTTCTTAGGAATGCATAGTAACAAATCTGAGTAACATATGCAAATGCATTGTTAGACTTCTCTACATTAAAGTTGTGAAGATACTGCAAACAATTCTCAATGGCGTCACAAATCATCTCATCTCTATAAGTATAGTTGATGAAGTTTGGACGGGTAGAAAGTCTTGTTGCAATTTTATAGATACACTCACCAATGTATTCGGTCATACGTGGTGGGGTTGCATCCTCTGAAATTGCTTTCTTGTAGAGTGCGTTGTGTTCAGCGACTGCTGCTGTAAACTCTTTGTTGTTTACATAGTGTTCAGGCTGTTTTTTATCTGTAGTTTTCTTAGTCATGTACCTATTATATGGTAATTATCTCATTAATGTAAGGGGGTTTTTAGTATTTATCCTAAGTATTTATCTATGATAAAAAAGGACAATAACATAAACCCAAACACTGATACCTGTATTACAGTCGCCCAAAACACTTGTCTCATTGGGTGAACTTCAGTAAGTTTCTCTATCCAAGATTCACTTGGAGAAAGATTAACTACTTGTAATATTTTTTTTTCCATAATTTCTAAAAAAGCACTAGACAGACTGAACATCTAATGTAATAATAGCTGTGCGCCAGAGGAGCTTAGCTAAGGGAACTTAGTATTGGTTAATTGCCAAATACATAATAATAAACGGAATCGCAATAGGGGCAGTAGCTAGAGTAATCATCAACACAGTGTCGCAGATTCGACATGCAGTTTTATTCTCTTTCATTCTCTCTATCATAGCGTTTAAAGCTAAAGTAGTCATGGTTCTCCAAATAGGTTAGGTTATAAACAAGATTTATGAGTAATTATTAATTTATGTGATAAATGCATATTACTCGCACATATTTAGACAAACAAAATCTCTGATACTTTACGTAACAACATGATATTTAATTATAGGTGATATCAAATATTCGCATGACATAATTTTCAGCAGCATTCTCCGCAAATAACTCACTCTTACCATCAAAGACCACATCTCTTTGCCAAATATTGTCTTGATAATATCTACAACCATAACCACCATCTTCTGTAAGATAGACCTGTGCCTTCCTATTATCATTCCAATAGTCATGCAGTTTGTTTTCAAAGATTTCCATCTTATTGTGTTTCATTTCTTTACCCGACTGTATCTCAATTTCATTTAAATACCAAATTGCCATTAGTGAATTGTCCGTTTGCTGGAAAGGTGTTCTTCATACTCCATCTCCAAATCAAATTCTTCATCCTCTAATATTTCTAGTTTACGTAGTTCCTCTGGCGTAATTGGCCCACCAGTTTCTTCGATGATTCTATTCATCGCTTCGTGTACTGCACCTTTAATATCTTGATTGTATTCTTGGTGAGACCTTACAGGAATAGTTCCATTCTCAACCATATCTAACCACTTTGATGATGCACTGTCATAGTAATCAATGAATTGATGATTGAGTTCGTTTCTATGAACAATGTGTGCTTCGGGTATAAACAATGTTGGTTCAGCACTTAGTGGTGCGTAAGGTATAAAAGTTGACAAAGTATTGTTATCTTGCGTCAACTGTAATTGACAAATCATAGGTAAAGTTATGTTGATACCTTCAGGCATCTCTCTAACCATTCCTACGATATCCAATCCAGTTCTAAGTTTAACAACTTCATAACGATTGGGCGCTAGTGATGTTATGTTATCCATACTTGTATTTAGGTGGTTCATAATTTAAATTGCTTAATGTTGTACGGGAAGTTTTCTTCGTTATAGATATTTATTCGTTCTTTTAGGTGTCGTAAAGTATAGTTGTCACCCCATAAATCATCAGCAATATCGAACAACCTAAGAGATTCTTTACCATTACCCTTTCTCAACCCTCTTCCTATTGACTGTAGGTTTCTAATTCTAGACTTAGATGGAGATGCAAAAACAATGTTGTCTATCTTTTTGATATTGATACCTGTACTGAAAGTTCCATATGATGCCAGGATAACCGCATCGTCTTGTGTTTCAACTAACTCTCTAATCTCTTCTCTATCTTTAGTGTCAGTACCACCGTATACATAGTGTAAATCTTTAACTCTATCCTTCATCATGCTGTGTAAAACAAATCCATGTTTCTCAACGAACTGAAACAGTACAAGTGTATTTCCCTTAAGACTGTATACAAGGTTACAAAGAAATTCATTTCTCTTTTGATTTAATACAAGATATTCCATCTCATCTTGATATGAAATTTTAGATATTTTATCATGTTCCAATATCACAACGTCTATATCTATAGCGGCAATGGTTCCATCTTCAATTAATTCTGAAGTAGTAATAACCTTAGTTGCAGGCCCAAATAAACCTTCTAGTTGTAATCTGTGAACTTCTGTACCATCTAGTGTACCTGTTGTCCCGAAACGGATTGCCGTGGTTCGCATCTTTTCCAAGATACCTTTCAGTACATTTGCTTTAAATAGATGCGCTTCATCCCCTACTACAACATCAAATGATTGTAATACGTCAAGTGGCGCTTTAGATAAAGACTGCCACGTTGTTATAGTGATAGGTGCATCGAATACTTCTTGACCACTGTATATTTTACATACACGTTCTTCATACCCATACTCAGTAAAGTCTTTTGCCATTTGTTCAACAAGGGATGTTGTGGGCACAATGATTACAGTTTTCTTATCATAATATCTAGATAACAAATATATGATTAAAGACTTACCACTTGCTGTAGGGGAAACCAAAAGTTTCCTACCATACTCTATACTTCGTTTGAATGCTTCTAACTGATAGTCTCTAGGTTCAAACGGCAGATGTAAAGATTCAACAAACTGTACAAGTTCGTCCTCACTCAGTGTGTTCTTAACAACAACATCTGAGTCTACTTCATATTTGTATTGTCTTTCCTCACAGAACTCAGCAATGTATGGAAGTAGTCCGATATAAATCTTATGTGTTTTAATACTAAACAAATATACCTTACCATCCCAACGTCTGTTCTTGTAGGAAGGCATGAATTTTGCATTGGGTACTTTGAAAGAAAAGTAATCGTGCAAGTCCTTTGCTATTGAATCGTCACATGAAATCGACATAAAGACTTCATTGACTTTAGAAATTTTTAAGTCCATGGTGGGCCGTTATACCATCCTACGATGGATACTCTAGTTCCTCTTGTAACAGGCGTTACTTGATGGTATAGAAAAGATGGGAATAGACACATTGAACCCAACGTTTGACAAGAAAAAGGTAGTGTCCTAATCGATTCTTCCATATTTAAGTTTAAATTATTCTTTTTCATACCGTCATACTGACCATTAGGTTCCAACCATTGAAACTTACCACCCTCATATTCATCGGGGTCTGTTAGTTGTATAGTCATACTGATTTTTCTATGCGATGGTTCACCTGTTTCATGTCTTACTTCACCACCATGGTCTGTATGCCAAGTGTAAAAGTCACCAGTCAATGCGTCCTCTCTAGCATGGTATATGGTGTACTGAAAATTTTCAATCCACGATAAATTAAATCCCCAATCACATGCATCCATAGCTTGCTGAACAGTGACATTAATTTTATCAACAATAACTTGTGGCATCTCATGTGGGCCAGGAGTTGAAAACCACTTAACCTCACCCTGCCTAATAGTAGGATTCAATGTATCTTCATCAGGGTTTGCATCAGGGTCACCATGAGCTGCATGGCCAGTTCTAGCATGGTCTACGGGAATCTGCTTTGCTAGTCGATGTATTAATGCAACCTCATCGGGTGTAAACACTTCGGGAGCAGTGTACATGTAATTGTTCAGAATCATATTACTGTCCTGCCATAAACTTGCGCCAATCGATTGTGTTCTTAATCGTTTGGTGTCTCCAAGTAATATTTTGCATACACTCTTTAAGGAAGTCGATTACAATCTTTTGATATGCAACCTTACCACTTATTGCTTGTAAGTCAGTATCGGCATTGTACCATATCTGCATATCGTTCTTCATAACCTTCAGACCATCAAATGGGTCATCATCCCATCCAAGTTCTTTGATTTGTTCTTGTGACATTTTTCCGTTATACCACAACCACTTATTCTTAAGCAGTAAGTTGTATTGGAATTCTAGGTTCTTGAGCGTCAATATATTATTGGTCAAGTATTCTTGATATTTTGCGTGTAGCTTGGGGACTTCTAACGATGACTTATCTAGTTCGATGTCATCTATTTCACAATCCTTAGACCACTCATTTCTAAGTTGTTCTAGGTTCATACTATAATTATACCATTAAAAGGTGTTTTTAACTAGAGGTTCCTATCTCATAGTAACTAAATCTAAAGTCTACTGTACAGATAACCGCCTCACCACTTTCTCCCGATGCTAATTCTAAACCACTTAGGTTTGTTGGAAATGCATCATAGAATTTAAAAAATCTATTTGGAATATTCTTATTAGTATTTAGTACGAGTGTAATCATACTATATTTCGACAGGGTGTCACCTTGACTTGATGATTGATTAGTCGCAGTCGCAGTTGTACCCATTAGCGTCTTATACTTTTTAGGGTCTTGAATGGGCACTATTGCATCCATCCAATCATAGATTTCTTTGAAGTTCTGTAAATCTTCATCCACTACAAAGGAAATTGATAGTTTTTCAAATTCCACTTTATCGCCAGGAAAATATGCATCTAGTCCTATGCCTGTTGCTACAGTAGTTTCACTGAATGACATGCCTGGTACATTTGCAGTTCTCACAAAATATTCCACAGTAGGAACCTTATCTATGAGAAGTCTGAAGTTGTTTTTTTGCAGTATAGATTTATTGATAGTAGTCATACATCTATTTAGGGTTTTTAGTCTGCTATTGAGAGTTTGATAACCTTGTTGAGTCTGCCTGATTTCATTATCTTATGAAACCTTTTATATCGTTGTTTAATAAACTTTGCCATACTAGTATATAGTACATCTGTCACACAACTGTCACATAAAAAAGGGAACCCGTAGGTTCCCCGTGATAACTTCCAGCCTGCACGAATGAATGGTATCACTTTTATTTAGGACAAAAAAAACCCCAGCGAACTGGGGTTTTCTCATTCGGATGTAACTATTCTTTATAGAATGTTAGATACTACGAATTTTCTATAGTATTGGTTAGTACCAGCAGAAGCTAGTCCATCAGCAGGTGTAGCACCTACGAATGGGTTAGATACCATTCCGTATCTAGTTTTGAAACCAATTTTTGGTTGGAAAGTATTCTCACCAACCGCACGAACCATCTGTAATGGAACGTATGGGCAATAGAAAAGACCAGCATCATAAGGGTTAGTACCCCTATATCCAACTGTCAAGTAATCAACACCAGCATATGGGTCGATGTACACTTTAACTCTACCGTTTAGAACACCAGCAAAAGTATTGCCAGTATCGTCAACGTTTAAGTCAGTGTTAAGAGCAGGAGCGTAATCTAATACACCTGCCATTGACAATGCAGAAGCAACGTCTGAAGAACAAAGAATAAAGTTACCTTTTCCTCTTCTAGTTTCTTTTGCAATTACGTTAGATTCTCTTTCTATTTGGAACAATAGACCTTTGAATTTCTCAACTGACCAACGTCCGTTAGCATCAACATCTAAGTTGAATGTTCCAGCAGAAGCGGTTGCAGATGCACCTACTTTAGCTTGGATGTTAACGTTACGTACTACTTCTCTATTGATTTCCGCAAGGATTTCAGATGAGAGAATGTTTGCCAATTCAGATTCAGCGTCTAGACCGTGGATTGCTTTAAGGTCTTGAGCTAGTTCTAAAGTGTATTCCGCTTTAAGCGCTCTGCTTTTCGCAGTTACTGTTGCTTTCTCAATTGAGAATGCCATTTGAGCGAAACCGTTTGACGCTTCAACGTCACCTAATGCTTCTGCAGTTGCAGTAGTCATTCCGCTACCAGTTGTGTCTTCATAAGAAGGCGAACTAGTGTCGAAAGGGTCACTGATTGCAGCTGTTAATGCACCAGCTGTAGTTGTTTGGGCACCACTTGAATAAGGAGTGTGTGGTTCTGAAACACCAAGTGCCTCAGTTTTACCTTCTCTTCCTTGTGTAGGATAGTCGTTATATCTTGCTTTCATAGCAAAGATAAGACCCGTTGGCCCAGTCATTGGTTGAACACCACAAATGTCATACGCAACCAAGTTAGGCATAGCTCTTCTTACGAGACTAATGAGAATCGGATCCCAGTTAGATACGGCTGAAGAACCAGTAGCGTTTAAAGGTGCAGCTTCGTCAAGTGAAACTCTATCTTCGTTAAGAGCTTTTTCTTGGTTTTCTAGGATTACTGCGGTGACTGCTCTTTTATAACTATCTTCGATTTTTGGCAAATCGGAGTGTTCTAAAATAGGCGACCACTTTTCCTGTAAGTTTTCTGATAAAAACATTTTATTTTCCTTTAAATTAACCTAATGGTTTTAGTTTTGATATTGCGTCAGCATACCTTTGTAAAGTTGGTTCTATAACAGGTGAAGAATTTTCTTCTTCAAGCGTTCCAGTTCCTTCTTCAACAACTGTATCCTCGGAAATTGTTTCACTTTCAATTCCAAAGTATGCTTCTTTGATTTCACCAATCTTCTCTTGGAAGTCTGATTCGTCATTAAAGTCTACTCCGTTTGCAAGTGACTCAAGTTTCTCTTTCTGTGATTCAGTAAGGTCAGAAGACGCTTCCTTCACCACATTTTCTCTCTTGAGAGTGTTCAACTCTTCTGCGATATCCATATTTGATTGGACTTCGGAGTCAAGTTTAACTTCCATCTCATCGAGACGATTAGAAAGCTCATCGATAACATCATACTTATCTTCAGGAACGTCAACATAATGTTCTACGAACAATGTCTTCAGACCTGTGATAAAGTTTTCAGTCATCTCAGCTTTCAAACCTCTCTCAATGGCTAATTCGTTTTCTTTCGTCCACTCATCAGCTACGTAAGACAAGTATTTGTCAACTGCTTCACTTAGTTCTGCTTTGACCTTATCTACTGAGGTTTTTAATTCGGATTCATAAGCTTCTTTCAAATCTTTCTCAACTTCTGAGACTTTAGATTGAACTGCAGCTTTGAATATTGTTTTTGCTTTTGCTTGGTTCTCTTCGGACAAATCTAATGCTTCTGAGATTGCATTTAAGTCGTCTTCAATTTCAATCTCGACAAGTTTAGATTCTAACTCTTCAGAAGTTTCTTCGTCAATCTCTTCTGAGACTTCTTCTTCTACTTCTTCACTAGTCATAGACTTGTACATTTCTTGAACCTCGCTGTCGTCTAGTTTTTTAACTAGTTCGACAATACTTCTAGCTATTTCTGCCTTAGTCAAAGATTCGTCTACCTCACCTTCTGTTATGGAAGTGAAAATGCCTTGAAGGTCTTCCTTGTTCATTTCCTTCATTGTGTTGACGATAGCTTTAATTGTCTCCATCTTAGTTGGAGCAGATGCCTCAGAAACTTCCGCTTCTTCATCGTCACCTTCACCTTCTTTGATTTTTTCAGACTTCTCAGGTTTCCCCTCACCCTTCTGTTGAGGGTCAGACGAAATCTCTTTGACTCCATCTTCTGCTTTATCTACAGAACTGACAGCTTTGTCAACAGGATTTTCTTCGGGTTTAACGACTTCAGCTTTTCCGCTTTCAATTTTAGCGGCGTCACTGGAACCTTGCTTAGGCGGGTTTTTATCACCTTTCTCAGCTTTAGCGTCAGGCTGACCTGCCTCTAAGACTGTTTCTTGGTTTGTATCTAACTCTGCCATATTTTTCTCCTGTTTGAGTTTACTTTTTTATTTATATGTTATAAGTTCTTAACGAACTCTTTCCATAAATTAATTTTAGTTTCTTCAAGTTTTGCGCTTTTAGCGCCTCTTAATGCGTCTCTCATACCATCCATCTTAACTGGTGTTAGTACACCGTTGTCCATAATCCATTCTACACCTTCCATAATACCTTCTACGAAAGCTTCGGGGGCAGATGGGTCTGCAACGATATCACCAGCAGTTGCTAGTTGAAAGTCACCTTTAACGTATTGAGCATCGGACTTTTGTTCTAAAGAACCTAATCCTCTACTCGACACACCTAGTTTAGCTCCATCATCAATTAAATTTTTCACAATTTGACCGTTGGGGGTGCTTAAAATCTTTGCTTTACCCACATAGTTGTTACCATCTTCGTACAACTCTGTTATCATGTGGGATACTTTATCTAAATTAATAGTTGGCCCTTCGGGATGACCTAACTCACCGAATGCTCTTTGTTGGTCAACAAACTCTGTACAGTAACGTTTGACCTCTTTTGCCATTATTTCTTTGGGATAAACTCGTCCGTTTCTATTTTTTATTTCGGACTGCATAAAGATACCTTCGATAAAATAATCTTTTTTACCGTTATCTTTTGCTTCTATTAATGGTCTTGCTTCGTTATACTCTGAAATTAATTTCATTGAAAATTTCCTCTTCTGTTACCCCTTCAAAATTCATCTGTTTGAAAAGTTTGGCTAGTTCCTTTACAGATTTCTCTGCGTCTTTCAAGTTACTGTAAGGCCCAGTTTCGTTTGCATTGACAAAGGCGAATACTTCTTTACCCTTTTGGGTATAAGAAATCACGTAGTTTTTTCCACCTGCCTTTATATTGTCTATCTTAAGTTCTTTATGACCACTAGGAAGTTTAAACTTCTTAGCTTCGTTAAGTTCCATTGATATTGATGCAAATGATTTCAATTACTATTCCTCTGTTGTCTCAGGTTCGTTGTTCATCCAATCGACTTGTGCTTCAACACGTTTCATATCTACAGACTGAGCAGCTTTCTCTTTGATACCATCAAAGATAGATGACTTAGCATCTTGCAATTTACCTGCTTCAATTTCGTCTACAATTTTTCTTGATATACTCATTTATTAAAATTCCTCACTATCATCACCGTCTTCGGAGTCACCCTCATCAGCAATTTGTTTATCCATTAGTTTGATTTCTTCCTCAGTCATCATTAGAATATTCTTTCTAACATAAGCTTGTGAGTAATACTTTCCAACATATTCATCAACTGTTCCAAGAGTCTCAAGTCTTTCACGCATTATTTCTGCATCCTTTAACTCTGCAAAGTGATTGTCACTCGCATAATCAAATTGAACAAAATCTCGTACTAAACTATCAAATTCTTGTTGCGTTACAATTTCTTTAAGTATCAATTGAGTTCTTAAAACATCAACAAATACTCTGCTAAACTTCTTCTGAAGTCTGTTAGTGAACTTATTAAACTTAAGTTCATCTCTTTGGATTTCAGATGACCGTCCTAAATTAAAACCGTTATCTGACTCCATTCTTGAAGCAGGAATACTTAAACTTTTATATAACTTCGACTTAAAGTATTCAATGTCTTCTATCTCCGAAAGGTTTTGTCCGCCTGGAAGAGTTGATATCTCTGTTCCTCGTCCACCCTCTCGTCTAGGTAACCAAAAATCTTCCATCATACTTTGATGTTTTCTATCGTCTTTGATTTCCCCTGTATCTGCATTGTAAACAAGTTTATTTCTATACTTATTCATTGTCTCAGCAAGATACTGTTCTGCTTTTGCCTTTGGAAGGTTACCTACG